AAAGAAGAGTGTTTAGTTGATGCAATGAAAGCTAAGGATGCATTTTTAGAGTCAGGTCTATATGCAAAGGCAGGCTGTATAAAGCTAGAGAATATAGGAATCAGTACTTAATGTCTGTAGAATATAGAGGTGAGAAGTTTGAAGGTTACAACAAGCCTAAGAAAACTCCTAAGCATCCAAGCAAATCCCACGCAGTGCTTGCCAAAGAAGGTGACACCATTAAGCTCATCAGGTTCGGTGAGCAGGGAGCCGAAACGGCAGGTAAACCAAAAGCGGGTGAATCTGACCGCATGAAGAAAAAGCGTGCATCCTTTAAAGCAAGACATGCTAAGAATATCAAAAGAGGAAAACTTAGCGCAGCCTACTGGGCTGATAAAGTCAAATGGTAAACACATAGGAATATAATAACATGGCAACTACTACATTCACACAAGGCATTGAAGCGTATCAAACAGACATTACGTTTGGTGATGGCATTGATGTAACAGGAACTACTACACTTGGTAGCTCTGTAAATAGTCTCTTCGTCAAGCACGTAGCTCACGTTGCTGGTGTTACAGTTAACTCAACTGCAGGTGACTCACCCACTATTGGTACATTTGTACAGCCAGCAGGTACAGTTATCACCGACATTAAAATCTTCTGCGTTACAGCACCTATCTGTGGCAGTGGTGACATTGGTTATGAAGTTGGTACATCTTCTTCAGGCGCACAAATTGTAGCTACTCAGGCTGACGAAATCTTAGACGCTGGTACAACAGTTGTTGTAGGTAACGTAACAGTGACTGCGTTAATTCTTCAGACACAGGATGGCACGACAGCCCCAGCCTCTGTTCAATACGCAGCAGCTGCACGTAACATCTTCTGTAACATCACAAACACAGTGAATGCTACTACAGCAGGTTCATTTACCTTTGTTATTGAATACGTACAGGTAGCATAATGGTTGATTCAGTAGGGTCAGTAACAGGAGAAAACATGGGGTGGACTGTGCAAAGCGCAGTCTCCCTTGGCAATGATGCCACTACGCATGTAGACTGCACAGATGCAAAGCTAGTGTATATCTTTACAAGCCACAAGCTTGATATGGGTTTTGCTACAGCAGAAGCAGATTCAACTGCAAATGATCTACAGCTACCTGCTGGTACACACTGCATGGTTGTTCCTAAGGGAATAGGTAATGCAACTATCTTAAACTATAGTCGTGGTGAATCAGAAACTGTAGCTGTGCGTGTAACGTTAGCTTAAACAAAAAGGAATATACTATGGCTAAGATGCCCATGACTATGAAGAACGGCAAGAAGGTTCCAACCTATGCAGCTGACGGTGTTGGCAAAATGAATAAGGGTGGAATGGCTAAGAAGAAACCTGCAGCTAAGATGATGGCTGGTGGTATGGCTAAGAAGAAACCTGCAGCTAAGATGATGGCTGGCGGCATGTCTAAGAAGAGCGGCTACATGTATGGCGGTATGACTAAGAAGCCAGCAGCTAAGAAGAAGTAACTGCATAACGGGGTTGCAATCTTGTACGTAGTCCCATAAGACAAAGCATGGTATAACTATCCTTGGTAATAGAGGAGTTATACCATGTTTAAACGTTTGTTCAAGAAGATACAAGAAAACCAAATGCGTAGAGCAGAGTACTGGCAGTTACATAACATGTCAGACAAGATGCTCAAAGACATAGGAATGACACGTGGCGAAATCCAAGACAAGTTCTACCTCCAAGAAAAAGTCTGGCGTTAATGCGGCTGGTAATTATACTAAGCCTACTATGCGTAAGTCTCTTGTGGCATCCGTTAAGGCTGGCGGCAAAGGAGGAAGCCCCGGCCAGTGGTCAGGTAGGAAAGCACAGATGGTCGCTAAACAATACAAAGCTAAAGGCGGGGGATACACATCATGAAGGGCGTAAAGCACTATAAGAAAGACGGTACGGAACACAAGGGCGGTACTCACAAGATGCCTGACGGTTCTTTGCATACTGGTAAGGCTCACAGTAAGACAAGCGTAAAGCTATTTCATTATAAAGATTTGAGCAAAGCAGCAAAGGTAAAAGCAGATGGCCCTAGCAAAAAGCCAAAAAAGTCTTAAGTCTTGGACTAAACAGGATTGGACTACCAAGAGTGGTAAGCCTTCTACACAAGGGCCAAAAGCTACAGGTGAAAGATACTTACCTAAGAAAGCTATTAAGTCTCTTAGCTCATCTGAGTATGCTGCTACAACTAAGGCGAAACGTAAAGGCACTGCTGCTGGTAAACAGAACGTAGCTCAACCTAAGAAGGTTGCAGCTAAAGTAAAACCGTATAGGAAAAAAACATGAGAAAATATCTTAAGCGTATTTTGTGTGCAGTTCTTAATCGTGAATGTCCATGCACTAAGTGTGAGTGTTAAAAGTTAGTTGCATTTTTATTACTAACATGTTATAACTACACATACTAACCAATAGTTAAAGGCAATAAGTAAATGGCTAAGCAGCTAACAGAGAACCAACAAAAGTTTCTAGAGGCACTCTTTGAAGAGGCTGCTGGCGATGTTGTTATGGCTAAGCGTCTAGCTGGCTATAGTGATGGTACACCTACACGATCTATTACAGAGGCTCTTAAAGATGAAATATTTGAAGCTACTAAAAGCTACATGTCAAGATTGGGTCCAAAAGCTGCTATTGCTTACGGGTCGGCTTTGGATGATCCTACGCAGCTAGGCGTTAAGGAACGTATGATTGCAGCAGGGCAAGTACTGGATCGTTCTGGTCTAGTTAAAACTGAGAAGGTTGCAGTAGAGTCTAGTGGCGGCTTGTTTATCTTGCCACCAAAGGAGTCTAGTACTGGCGATGAGGCGTAAGACTAACTTTGAAAAGACTGAGTTAGGCTATTGGATGTTACCAAAGCCTAGCAATATAAAGAACTGGGAGCGAGTACCAAGGTTATCTAAAAGGTCTGTGCCATTTGGCTACGAGATAGACCCTACAGATGATACTTGGCTAAGTCCTATTTCTAGGCAATTAGAATTATTAGAGCTTGCAAAGAAGCATCTAAAGCAGTATAGTTACAGGGAAGTATCTGCTTGGCTAACTACACAATCAGGCAGACGCATAACTCATGATGGACTTAAGAAACGTATAGATGTCGAGCGAAGACGTAAATCACTTGCTGCAATTAAGCGTAAGCTTGCCATCTGGCTCGAAGAAACGATACACCAATACGAAGCTCTCGAAAAAGAAAGAATTGGTTACTACACCTACGAAGAAGGAAGAGACAAAGTTTAAGCATAGGGTATATGCAACAGCATCACCTGAGCCTTATGACGTACAGTTCGCACAAGAAGTAGTCTTTCAACCTAATCCCGGCCCACAGACAAGCTACCTAGCAGCTAATGAACGTGAGGTACTGTATGGTGGAGCAGCTGGTGGTGGCAAGAGTTACGCTACGTTAGCTGACCCTCTGCGTAACTTAGGTAACAAAGACTTTAGTGGGCTACTGGTACGACACACTACAGAAGAACTACGTGAGCTTATACAGAAGAGCCAAGAGTTATACCCTAAAGCAATACCGGGTATTAAGTGGTCAGAGAGAAAGTCTCAATGGACTACACCTCAAGGCGGTAGGCTCTGGATGTCTTACTTGGATAAAGACACTGACGTTATGCGTTACCAAGGACAGGCGTTTAACTATGTAGCCTTCGATGAGTTGACTCAGTGGTCCTCTAGCTTCGCGTGGGATTACATGAGGAGTCGCTTAAGATCTGCAGCACCTGAGTTAGGTCTGTACATGAGAGCTACTACTAACCCCGGAGGTCCGGGCCACGCTTGGGTCAAGAAGATGTTTATTGATCCTGCAACGCCTAACCATTCGTTCTGGGCTACTAACATAGAGACAGGAGAGACACTACGCTACCCTAAAGGTCACAAGAAGGAAGATCAACCTCTATTCAAACGTAAGTTTATCCCTGCTAGTTTGTTTGATAATCCATACCTAGCTGATAGTGGTGACTACGAGACTATGCTTCTGTCACTACCTGAGCAGCAACGTAAGAGATTGCTTGATGGTGATTGGGATGTAAACGAAGGTGCAGCGTTCCCAGAGTTTAACCGTGCTATTCACGTAGTTGAGCCTTACGATATACCTAGAGGCTGGGCAAGGTTCAGGGCATGTGACTATGGCTACGGTAGTTACACAGGGGTTGTCTGGTTTGCAGTCAGTCCTTCTGAGCAATTAGTAATATATAGAGAGTTATACTGCTCTAAGGTTACAGCAATAGACTTAGCTGACATGATCTTAGAAGCAGAATCTGGTGATGGTGGTGTTCGTTACGGTGTACTTGACAGTAGTTTGTGGCATAAACG